AACAATGGCCTGGGGGCGTTCTCATCGTGACGCATCCCTTCGCCGCAAGCAGTTCGAGATTGCGCTGGCCGGGAACCCCACCATGCTGATCTGGCTCGGCAAGCAGTACCTGGGGCAGAGCGATAAGACTCCCGGCGAATCGCCAGAGAACCCAATTTATACGCGTTCGCTGAATGATTTCTACGCGGGGCTGGCCGCGAAGGATGATTTAAAGGAAAGTGTTACCAATAAGTCAACAGGGCTAAACCGTAGAAAACAAACAAAACGGTCTCAGGAAACAGCAGCCTGACACTTTTGGTTGATTGCCGGTAACCCAGATGGAAAGTGTACTAGAGAGTAAACAAATACCGACACTCAATCCGGCGCTACGGTCCTTTTGGGAGACACCGGCGCGTGGCCGTGTACTGTATGGCGGGCGTAGCTCAAGCAAGTCCTGGGACGCAGCCGGGTTTGCAATCTTTCTGGCATCGACTCTCAAAGTCCGTTTCTGCTGCGCTCGGCAATTCCAGAACAAAATAGCGGAGTCGGTGTACACGGTTCTAAAACTGCAAATAGAACGGTTCGGGCTGTCGAGAGAGTTTGACATTACAGATCGCTCAATCGCCCATAAAACAACATGCAGCGAGTTTATCTTCTATGGTCTGGCCCGCAATCTACAGGAAATCAGATCGCTTGAGGATGTGGACGTTCTCTGGATTGAAGAGGCGCACTTCCTGACTAAAGAGCAATGGGAGGTATTGGAGCCGACGATTCGTAAAGAGGGGTCGCAGATATGGCTCATCTTCAACCCGATGTTCGCCAGCGACTTTGCCTACCAGAGATTCGTGGTCAATCCGCCAACGCGCTATATTCTCCGCAAGATCAACTATGATGAGAACCCGTTCCTGTCGAACACGATGCTTGAGGTAATCGAGCGGACGCGCTCTGAGTCAGAGGACGATTACCGGCACATCTACCTTGGGGACCCGCGTGAGGATACGGAGGGAACGGTCATTAAGCGCAGTTGGATTGAAGCCGCAATCGACGCGCATCTCAAACTAGGCTTTGAGGCCACAGGGAAGCACACAATAGGCTTCGACGTGGCCGACGATGGGGAGGACGCCTGCGCGAACGTCTATTCGCATGGCAGCGTGGCCCTCTGGTCTGACGAGTGGCGGGCGCGAGAGGATGAACTGCTCAAGTCGTGTATGCGGACCTACGCGGCGGCGTCTGAGCGACAGGCGGAGATTCGGTACGACTCCATCGGCGTTGGGGCATCATGCGGAGCGAAATTCGATGAATTGAACCAAGTACGCGACAAACATCTCCGGCGCAAATATGCCAAGTTCAATGCTGGCGCCGCAGTCGAGCGCCCGGAAGAATACTATGTGAGTGACCGGCAAGACCGAATCAAGAACAAAGACTATTTCGCCAATCTCAAGGCTCAGACGTGGTGGAGCATCGCTGACCGTTTCCGCAATACCTACAACGCGATCAACCGGGGCGAGAAGTTCAAAGACGATGAGCTAATCAGCATCTCCAGCGAGATGCCGCATCTGGAGAAGCTGAAAACAGAACTCTCCACTCCTAAGCGCGACTTTGACCGCAATGGCAGGGTGAAGGTGGAGAGCAAAGAGGACTTGGCAAAGTCTACTCGGATTGGCGGCTCTGTGCCGTCGCCTAACCTGGCGGATGCGTTTGTCATGGCGTTTGCCCCCCCGGTCATATCATCGCTTCTAGTCAGCGATGCGGCAATTGCAGCGGCAATGAGGGCGTGAATGAGAGATCGTCGGAGCGAAGAGGATATGCAGGCGGAACAGACCCCGATCATGTACAGGAAGAGCCAGCTACGCCTCGTGGATGGCCTTCGCAGCAGCTTCCCGTACTGGCATGGTGCGCAGCGTTTCGATTATCGTAACGGATGGACACGCTTAGGCGATTTCTTCGCTGAGGGCTACTACTTGCGAGACGAGATGCGCGAAATGGTGCATAATCGTTACAAGGTGAGCATCTAATGGATACCCAAAAGCCGAGCGAAGCGCCGTCAAGCAGCAGTGATCGTGTCCGCCGTTTCCGCGAAAGGAAACGCAAAGGTAACGAACCTGCAACGCAGCGGATTAGCCCATCTGCTATTCGTCTGGCGCTTGAGGGGCCAGTCGAGCGCGTCCACTACCCCATCAGGATTCCCGTGATACCCAAAGGGGTAGCGCCACAAGGAGTAACGCCGCAAGTGGCAATGGATTCCGAACCGGCCTACGAGTGTGCGCGGCTGGCAATGGACGCTGGACCGCAGTTCGGCTCACAGCTTTATGCGTACAGCAACATCGAAGGCTTCCCGGGCTATCCATACCTTATGCTTTTGGCTCTGCGCTCTGAATACCGCAACATGGCGACGGCGCTGGCGACGGAATTGACGCGCAAGTGGATTAAGTTCAACAGCACAGACACCGAGGGTGAATCGACCAAAACGAAGATTACCGAGATTGAGCAAAAGTTCACCGAGCTTGGGATTCAGGGCATTATCCGCAAGGCGGCGGAGCACGATGCGTTCTACGGAACAGGGCAGGTTCTCATCAACATCAAGGGAGCGGACCTAAAGACGCCGCTCATCATCGATCAGCGCACAGTCAAGAAAGGCAGTCTGATTGGATTCAAGAACGTCGATCCGATTTGGACAACCCCGCTGATGTACAACTCTCTGACACCTTCCAGCCCAAACTTCTACAGGCCGGATAGCTGGTGGGTGATGGGGGAGCATTGGGACGAATCGCGGGTAATCGTCACCGTCACCCGCGAAGTGCCCGACATCTTCAAGCCCGCGTTCAACTTCTCAGGGATGAGCCTTTCGCAGCTTGCGGAGCCTTATGTCAATAACTGGCTGCGGACCAGGCAGAGCGTTTCAGACCTCATCAACAACTTCTCTGTCCTTGTGCTCAAGACAGCTATGGACCAGGTGCTTACCGGCGGGGACGATGGCTCAAACCTGTTTTCCCGAATCAAGCTGTTCACGGCCACGCGCAGCAATAAGGGCGTCATGGTGCTAGACAAGGATCGTGAAGAGCTTGAGCAGATCGCCGTTCCCTTGGGTGGATTGCATGAGCTTCAATCTCAGGCGCTTGAGCAGCTGTGTGTCGTATCGAGGGAGCCCGCAACCGTTCTGACGGGCATTACTCCTTCCGGTTTTGGCAATGTGGCTGAGGGCGAAGTCCGTATCTGGTACGACTACATCCACGCCCAGCAAGAGGCGCATTGGCGCGGCCCGATTGACAAGATGTTCAAGATCGTCCAGATGTCGATGTACGGGGAGATTGACCCTGAAATCACGTTTGAGTTTGTACCGCTCTACGAAATGACGGAAGAGCAGGAATCAACCATCCGCGTCAACGACAGCATCCGGGCGGGGAACCTCATTGACAGGGGAGTTATCGACGCGCAAGAAGAGCGCGAACGGCTGGCGCGTGATCCAGAGTCGGGGTACCAAGGAATAGATATTTCCAAGGAGATAGCGCCGCCAGATGAAGCGGAAGAGGGCGCAAACCTGGCACGAGGGACGGATTCGGCGCTGGGTATGGATGCGGATTTTGCGGTGGTAGCATGAGCGGAGACACATTCATTTTACGCAAGCCAAGGCCGCTGACGAAGCTGGAAGTCATTGACATTCACCTGCTCGTCAAAGCGACACGCCCCACGCTCGGCCTACCGCCGAAGAGTGAGCCATGCAAGCCAGCAAAGTAAAGGCGATCCGCGCTATCTGGCCGAACGCCGGTATCCGACAGCGGTATCAGCGGCGGATGGTTGCGCTCATACGCGAGATGGCCGATTCTGTGGAGTATTGGCTCCAGGCACAGCGCAGGGCCGCGCCGCCGGTGCTGGCCTCTGATGCGATTCCCGCTGATCAGATGCAGGATGAAGTGCATCGGCTTTTCGAGCAGTGGCGGGATCGGTTTGATAGGGAAGCTCCCAAGATGGCCAACTCATTTGTCCGGGGTCAATTCTCATCCACAAACGCGGCAATGCGGATGGCGCTACGTGAGGCCGGCTGGTCGATTGAGTTCACTATGACTCCGGCCATGCGTGATGCGTTCGAGGCGTCCCTGGCGGAGAATGTCGGGTTAATCAAGTCGATACCCTCTCAATATTTGCAAGAGGTCGAGGGGATCGTGATGCGCAACTACGCGGCAGGGCGCGATCTCAAGTCGATGGCAGCGGAGATTCGGGCGCGTTACCACGTGGCGGCGAACCGGGCTGTGCTGATCAGCCGGGACCAAAGCAACAAGAGTTCAGCCGTGGTACAAAGAGCCAGACAGCTTGAAATCGGGATCAAGCAAAGTATTTGGATGCATAGTCATGCAGGTAAGGAACCACGTCGATCTCATGTGGCAATGAATGGTAAAATATATGAAGTAGACAAGGGAATGTATGATCCAGACGTGAAGGCGTTTATCTTCCCAGGTCAGTTGATAAACTGCCGCTGCCAGTCGAGATCAGTTCTCCCATGGACCCCGGCGGAGAAATAGTCACCGTTTGACGCAAACATCTTTAGCGATTGCTCCTATAACCGAGTGAGACGGAGCTAGTTGCCAACCTGAAGAGGATGTTCCGGTCTCATCGTTATCGATGAAAAACATAAAGTGCCCAGCGCAATCGAAGATCATCGGTTTGGCGACGATGTCTTCACCTTGTATTTGTCCCATAACTATGACGCCCAATTGTGTGCGCCGAGTAGTACCTATATTTGCTCTGAAATATTCGCCATTCGCGGCTATATACACTTTCCAGACAGATTTCGGCTGTGGATGCTTCTTTCTCTCCGCCGCACAGATGTTTGCCTGCTCTGGAGAGAACGCTGTGGGGTTATACCCGGACGTGCAAGCCGCTACGGAGCATTGTTCGTCCGCTTTGTCTCTATTCGGTCGGAACTGTGAATCTAAAACGTAGCATTCAGATCTGGCCGCTTCCTGTGAATGGCGTTGCTCTAGAGGCCAGGACAGACTGTTTTGTGCAAAGCAGACAGAAGCTGCAATTAGCGCCAATCCAGTGAAGATTGAAAATATCTTATTGCTTTTCATTTGTGCCTCCAGCACTCGATGGCCCACCATGCAAGCATGGCAAGTGCGATGAATACCGCGTTGGCGAAAACGTCACTCATGCGCTTTCTTCTGTTTCGCCCGCCACTCCCGCAACCGCCTTGCTTCGCAGATAGGGCAGCGTTGCCTTCCGTCATCCCCTGTTCGCATCTTGTGACCCAAGTAGCAGGTTGGACGGCGTACTCTTTTCATAAGGCCATGATAGGCAAGTGCCGTTCTTTTGTCAAGTGGGGTATTGCGTTCACGTTTTCATAGTGCAATTCTCGAAATCGAGACAGCTATGGAGATCGCTTGCGACTCGAAATTGCTAAACCGGCGATACGACGCGGACGGACGCCTGCACATTCTGCGGACGCCAATCTCCAAGGCGACGGTCAACCCCTATTACGGACGCGAAATTCCAGACGCAGACAAGCTAGGCCTGGAGCCGGAGCGAGTGTATTATCTGCTGCGCGATCCGGGGGAACTAGCCAAAGCCGCACCATCATTCGCTCGGAATCAATTGATGTTCATTCACACGCCAGTGAGCGCGGACGATCCCAAACAGGACAGCATAGCGGGGACGATAGGCTCGGATGTGGAGTTCCAAGCTCCGTACCTAATAGCGGACCTGTGCATTTGGGATGTGGAAGCGATAGCGGGAGTGGAGACGGACACAGTGAGGGAACTATCGGCCTCGTATCGCTATCGGGCGGACATGACGCCGGGGATGTACGAGGGTCAGAGGTACGACGGGGTGATGAGGGATATTCAGGGGAATCATGTTGCGTTGGTTAAATCAGGCCGCGCCGGGTCAGATGTGATGGCAGCGGACAGCAAACTGGAGATGAAGATGGAAACGAAATTCGGCAAAGCTCTTTACGCAATTCTCTGTGCTGCATCGCCCAAGCTGGCAGCGGACTCCGCTCTCAAGCCCCTGGTGATCGGCCTGACGCGCAAGCAATGCGATTTGCGGGCGCTCGAACCCAAACTGCTCGCCATGGACGCCGAGCTTCGCAAGCCGGAAACCCTGGCCGCGATGCAAGCTGCCAAGGACGCGGAATCCGAAGAGGAGACCGAGGCTGAGAAGAAGGCCCGCGA